ACATATTTTTACACGGCGCTGCTGCGCTGGCCACAGTGGTGTTGTACAAGCTTTTGGGCGGTGAGGACACCACGTGGGTGGCAGCAGTAGTGTGCATGTACCTCTGGTGGCTGGTGACGCTGGCTGCTGTGGAAGGATGGATGAAAGAGAGGAGGGAGAAACGGTATGGGAGATATGAGAGAAATAAGCCCGGATCCGGTAGAACTGAAAGTAAAGCCAGCTGATGTGGAAGACTTGAAGATTCTGAAAGTACAGATCGCAGTGGATGGATCATTCGCGAACGGCGTACGGTTTGGAATAGAGCTGGCATTAAGAATTTTGAAACTGGAGGATGATCTGTAATGTTGGAAAGACATGATATTGAGCGCTATGAGCGCAACGCGAAGCAAATCCTGTCCGCGATCGACCGCGGCCGGGTGCCGGTGGACTGGGCGGCAAGAGCCGGAACTGATCCAGGAGATCGCGCGGGAGCTGATCCGGATTGACCGGGAAGCGGCAGGAGAATAAAAAACGCCCTGAAGAGCGGCAACTCAGTCAGGGCATAACAAAACAATCTCATCCATATTATACGGTAAAACAGGAGGAATATCAAGATGAGCATGAAGATTAATCGTCTGGAAATTGAAAATGTAAAACGCATCAAGGCTGTAAAGGTGACGCCGAAAGAAAGCGGTCTGACAATCATCGGCGGTAACAACAATCAGGGCAAGACATCTGTTCTGGATGCAATCGCCTGGGCACTGGGTGGAGACCGGTACCGCCCGTCAGAAGCACAGCGGGAAGGATCGGTAATCCCTCCGCAGCTGCACATCGTTATGAACAACGGTCTTGTTGTTGAGCGGAAAGGGAAAAACAGTAACTTAAAAGTTACGGATCCAACCGGTACAAAGGCAGGGCAGCAGCTCCTGAATGAATTTATCAGCCAGCTGGCTCTGGATCTCCCACATTTCATGGAAGCACCTGGACGTGAAAAAGCACGTATTTTGCTGCAGATCATAGGTGTGGAAACAGACCTGGAAGAACTGGATAAGAAAGAGAAGGAACTGTACAATGAGCGACTGTACATAGGGCGTGTGGCAGATCAGAAGATAAAATATGCCAAAGAGCAGACCTATTATCCGGATACGCCGCTTGACCTGGTGTCCCCAACGGAACTGATCAAGCGGCAGCAGGAGATTCTCGCGCAAAATGGGGAAAATCAGCGCAAACGTGAGAACTTGCATCGCCTCGAACAGGAATACCAGAGTATCAATAATGAACTGGCGAATCTTTTGCAGAAGCAGCAGCGTCTTGAAGCGGATCTGAACATTGCCCGGATGTCGGCACAGGATTTGGAGGACGAATCGACGGCAGAACTGGAAGCCAGCATTGCTAATATCGAGGAAATTAATCGGAAAGTGCGGGCAAACCTGGACAAAGAAAAAGCGGAAGAAGATGCAAAATCCTATCAGCAGCAGTATGCCGATTATACAAAAAAACTGGATGACGTCCGGGAGCAGAAGGCCCAGCTGCTTATGACTGCGGAACTTCCGCTGCCGGAATTATCGGTAAAGGATGGGGAACTGGTTTATAAGGGGCAGAAGTGGGACAACATGTCCGGATCCGAGCGGCTGATGGTGTCCACAGCTATTGTCCGGAAGCTGAATCCGAATTGTGGTTTTGTGCTGCTGGACAAGCTTGAACAGATGGATATGCAAACCCTGCAGGAGTTTGGCAGCTGGCTGGAGGCAGAAGGGCTGCAGGCAATCGCTACACGGGTCAGCACCGGGGATGAGTGCTCAATCATTATCGAGGACGGATATGTAGTCGGTCAGGAACATCCGGAAATGAACAAGCCTAAATCTTGGAAAGCAGGTGAATTTTAATGAGAATCATAAAGGGAAAGTTGCCGAGTGCAAAAAAAGTAGTCATTTACGGGCCGGAAGGTATTGGCAAGTCAACATTTGCCAGTAAATTTCCGGATCCGGTATTTATTGATACGGAAGGATCCACAAAGGACATGGATGTGGCGCGGTTTGAAAAAGCCTCAAGCTGGCAGATGCTGACAGACCAGATCCGGTACGTCCGTTCTACCCCAGGCATATGCAAAACACTTGTGATTGATACGGCGGATTGGGCAGAGCAGATGTGCGTGGAAGATCTGTGTGCCAGAAATGGAAAAAAGGGCATCGAGGATTTTGGCTATGGAAATGGCTATGTGTATGCGAAAGAAGAATTTGGCCGGTTCCTGAACCTGCTTTCTGAGGTGGTTGACGCCGGAATCAATGTCGTGATCACAGCACATTCGCAGATCCGGAAGTTTGAACAGCCGGATGAGCTCGGCGCTTATGACCGCTATGAACTGAAGCTTGGAAAGAAAACGCAGTCGCAGACTTCGCCGCTTCTGAAGGAATGGGCCGATATGGTGCTGTTTGCAAATTATAAGACGCTGGCTGTCTCAGTGGATGACAAGGGGAAAAAACATAAGGCGCAGGGCGGGCGCCGTGTCATGTATACCAGTCACCATCCGTGCTGGGATGCAAAGAACCGGTATGGGCTTCCGGAGGAGGTGCCATTTGACTATGATTCCATCCGTTCTATTATCGAGGGATCGGAAACTGCAGAACAGCCGGCAGAAGAACAGCCAAAACCGAAAATTGAGCAGCCGGTAAAGACAGCGCCGCCGGCAGCACCAACCAGTACCACAGCGGGCACACCTTCGCCCGCACCGCAGACAGCCCCAACGCAGGGAATAAAACCGTCGGAAACGCCCGGCAAACAGCCGGCAGATAAACCACGCGTACGGGCAGAGCCCTATCAGCAGTCGTTTGTATTTACACCGGATGAACGGATTCCAAAGAAGCTGAGAGATCTCATGATTGAAAACACGGTTACTGAGGATGAAATCCGGCAGGTGTGTGAAGCCAGGGGATATGTTCCACTTGAGACACCTCTGTGGGAATACGACAAGGTGAATCCCGGCATTATCGATGGCCTGCTGGTAGCATCGTGGCCGCAGGTTTACACAGCAGTAAAGAGCGCAAGAGAAAAAATGGAAATTCCATTTGATGTATAAGGAGGATATGAATTATGGCAGAGACAGAAGGCAGAGAGTTAGGATGGGAAGATACGATCTCAAAGGATTCCAGTGAGTTTGAACCGATTCCGGAAGGGGATTATGATTTTACGATTGAAAAATATGAGCGGGCAAGATCACAGGGCAAAGGCAAACTCCCACCGTGCAACATGGCTGTCGTATACTTCCGTATCTCTGATCGTGATCGTGAAGTTGTGATCAGAGAGAATTTCATTCTGCACAGTTCCCTTGAATGGAAGCTTTCGGAACTGTTCCGAGGCATCGGTGCAAAGAAAGAGGGCGAAGAGGTCCGCATGAATTGGAACCTGCTGCCGGGAGCCACCGGAAGAGCACAGGTGTCACTGGATCCGGACCGCAATGACCCGTCGAAAAAGTACAACCATATCAAGAAGATCTACCCAAAGGAAATCAAAAAATTTGAGGCGGGTAAATTCTAGGAGGCGTCACGATGGAATTAAGACCCTATCAGGAAGAAGCAAAGCAGGCAGTTTTCGCCCAGTGGGAAGGCAGCGTCAACCGGACGCTGCTTGTCCTTCCAACCGGCTGCGGAAAAACAATCGTGTTCGCAAAGATTGCAGAGGAATGTGTATGCCAGGGCAAACGGGTACTGATCCTTGCGCACCGTGGTGAGCTGCTTGATCAGGCTGCAGATAAGATCAGAAAATCAACGGGCCTTGGCTGTGCGCTTGAAAAAGCAGAATCCTCCTGCATTGGAAGCTGGTTCCGGATTGTGGTCGGGTCAGTACAGACAATGATGCGCGAGAAGCGGCTTGGTCAGTTTTCGGATGATTATTTTGACACAATAATCATCGATGAGGCGCACCACTGCATTTCTGACAGCTATCAGCGTGTGCTAAAGCATTTCCCAGAAGCAGAAGTGCTTGGTGTCACAGCAACACCGGACCGGGGCGATATGCGGGATATGGGTGAATACTTTGAAAGCATTGCTTACGAATATACACTTCAAAAAGCGATCAAAGAAGGGTACCTCTCGCCAATCCGCGCACTGACGCTTCCACTTAAAATGGATCTGACCGGTGTCGGTATTAGTGCCGGCGATTTTAAGGCAGGAGATCTTGGTACGGCTCTTGATCCGTATCTGGACCAGATCGCAGAAGAAATGAAAAATTACTGCGCAGACCGCAAAACAGTTGTTTTTCTGCCTCTTGTTAAGACTTCTCAGAAATTTCGGGATGTTTTATGCGAACATGGATTTCGGGCTGCTGAGGTAAACGGCGAAAGTTCAGACCGGACAGAGATCCTGCAGGCGTTTGACCGGGGCGATTATAACGTCCTGTGTAACTCCATGCTGCTGACAGAAGGCTGGGACTGCCCGTCTGTAGACTGCGTGGTAGTATTGCGGCCAACGAAAGTCCGCAGCTTGTACAGTCAGATGGTGGGGCGTGGAACACGTCTCTTCCCTGGAAAGGACCATTTACTGCTATTGGATTTCCTTTGGCATACAGAGCGGCATGAACTGTGCCATCCGGCGAGCCTGATCTGCGAAAATGCGGAAGTAGCGCAGAAGATGACTGAAAATCTGGAAAAAGAGGCTGGGTTTGCTATTGACATTGAAGAGGCAGAAAAGGCCGCTTCTGAGGATGTAGTAGCACAGCGAGAAGAAGCTCTTGCAAAGCAACTCGCAGAAATGAAAAAACGGAAGAAAAAACTTGTGGACCCACTGCAGTTCGAAATGTCGATCCAGGCGGAAGATCTGTCCGGCTATGTCCCGTCATTTGGCTGGGAGATGGCACCACCATCTGACAAGCAGATAAGTTCACTTGAAAAACTTGGAATCTCTGCTGATCAGATCGACAATGCAGGAAAGGCCGCAAAACTTCTCGACCGGCTGGATAAACGCAGAACAGAAGGGCTTACCACCCCGAAGCAGATCCGTTTTCTGGAAAGCAAAGGCTTTCAACATGTCGGAACATGGCAGTTTGAAACTGCAAAAAATATGATTGATCGCATCGCGGCTGCGGGCTGGCGGATTCCGCAGGGAATTGTACCACAGGAATATAAAGGAGCATAACAAATATGAGAAAATTTTTAAAAGAAGCTCGTCAGAAAACAGGTATGACACAACAACAGATGGCAGATGCACTTGATATAGGGCTGAGATATTATCAGTTTATTGAAGCTGGGGATAGAATAGGGGATTTTACCATCTGGGATAAATTAGAAGATATTACTGGTGTTCATCAAAGAATTCTTCGGCAGAATGAATCCAATCATCTCTGCAAAGAAGATAATCAGTAGAAACCATCAGTATATCAGCAATTTTAACCAAAGTTTTTAAAGACGGTTCACGTTTGCCGCTTTCATAGAATTGATAAGCGCGTAAAGACAACCCTAATTTATCAGCCATATACTGTGCTGTAAGCCCGTTTTCCCTACGAAGTTCATGTAAGCGCTGTGAAAACATATATTTCCTCCTCAAAAAAACTACTTGACTATGAACAAATTGTACACTATAATGCGAATAAGTTTCAATGAACAATATGTTCATAGAACAAAAAGTTCATATAGGAGGACAATATAATGACAGTGAAAGAAATTGCATTTGAGATTGAAAACTTGCAGATTGAGGCAGAGAAAGTAAATAGTTTTCAGAACGCACTTTTTTCAGCTATTTATGAGGGGGGAAATGCACCGACAACTTATGAATGGGCTTTTGTTGCACTTGGAGATTACACGTTTTCACTTAAAAACAAATTGAATGAAGTAACGGAAGAATTGTTTAGGATTGTGCGAACGGAAAAGAAAGAGGTGGACTAAATTGTCAGGAGGAGATTTGTCAGGAAAACGATTCGGAAACTTAGTAGTGATTCGGAAATCAGAGAAAAAAGCTAAGTCTGGTTCTATGTGGGAGTGCAGATGTGATTGTGGAAATATGGTAACCGTTGCTAGATGTGGACTTATAAGTGGACACACAAAAAGTTGCGGATGTAAAAGAAAGCAATTTCTCAGTAATAAGCGTCCTGCATTAACACATGGAAAATCAAGATGTGTTAGTGGAAAGTGTGAACGTCTGTATTATGTATGGAGAGGGATGAGACAGCGGTGCAATAACCCCAATAGTTCGCGCTATGAGATATATGGTGGAAGAGGAATATATATTTGTGACGAATGGAACAATTATTCAAATTTCAGGAAGTGGGCATACAACAATGGCTATGACGAAGATGCGCCAAGGGGAAAATGTACTATAGATAGAATTGATAATGATGGACCATA